AATCTCTGATATGAAAGACGACCGTGGTCTTCGGATTGCCGCTCAAGGCACTCAGCTGATAATCCCGACAGCTTATCAGTTTGTCGCGGAGCGTCTGCTGGAGTCGACACTCCGGACAGGCACAGCTGACAATGACCTTAATGCGATTAAGTCCGGTGGTTATTTGCCCAAAGGCTATCACGTTATGCGTCGTTTGACTGATGCTGATGGGTTCTTTGTGCAGACTGATGTCCCTGATGGACTGAAGATGTTCCAAAGGTCGCCTATGAAAAAAGGCATGGAAGGTGATTTCGAGACTGGTAATGTCCGCTACAAAGTTCGCGAGCGTTATTCTTTCGGCTTCACTGACTGGCGTGGTGTCTTCGGGTCTGAAGGCGCAGCATAAAATTTAGGGAGGGCGAAGCGTCCTCCCTTTTCCATCCTGACAGCAACAGCTGACAATAGCCAAGACAGGAGATCATAATGGCTAATACAACATTTAAAGGTCCAGTCCGGTCTGAAAACGGATTCCAAGACATTACTAAAAATACAACAACAGGTGCTGTAACAAGCACAATGACGCTTCAAACATATGAAGCAACCATAACTGTTGCAAATGGCGCAACCACAGGCAAAGAAGCAGCCATCGGGATGCCTTCAAACTTTATCCCAATGGGTGTAACTATTGCGGTCACCACTGCAGCTGCAAATGCAGTTAATCTTCAAGACATTGGCACAGATGCTAATACTGATGGCTTCGTTGATGGAATCAGCGTCGCAGTCAATAGCGTCGGATTCAAAGGCTTCTTTGCTTGCAATGGCATTTTAGGAATGTCTGGAGCTACAACCACAGCAGCTTTGGAGACCTCAGATGAGGTCGAGCTCGTTGTGTCAGGTGATCCTGGTGGCGACACTGTAATTGTTCTGAAATTCCTTGGAATATCTAGCTCTTCGGATGCATCTTAATTTGGTGGGGCTTTGGCCCCATCAACAATTTACAGGAGGGTCATAGATGGCTAACATTACAAGTGTGAAGACGATTACTGAAAACACCAGTGAAGTAGTCATGGCATTCCAACTGCAGTATGTGGACACTGGGGATGAAGATGCTGTAAAAAAAGTTGATGTTTCAACTTTGGCAAAGAATGCCAATGGGCAGTCTTGCAATTCTGTCAGTCTTTTGGAGTGTTGGTGGATAATACAAGGCATGACGGTCATGGTTGAGGCAGATGCAAGCACAGACATCATAATGATGCATATGGCAGCTGATGACATAGGATATCAAGACTTCAGCAAGTTTGGCGGACTGCCATCAACTGTAGAATATGGCAGCACAACTGGCGATGTCATGTTCACGACAACTGGCCTTGGAGCTGTTGGTGACACATACAACATTATTTTGCGGATGAAAAAACACTACGCATAGGAAAAGTGAATGGCGACATCTAACACATATGCTTTCCGACCAGATGTTGAAGAGATAATCGCTGAATCATTTGAGCGGTGCGGGATAGACGACGAAACTCGGACAGGCTACCAAGCCAAAGCAGCTCGCAGGAGCCTTAATTTGCTTTTCAGCGAGTTTGCTAACCGTGGAATAAATTATTGGGCTGTCCAGAATAATACGTTAGCTTTGGTCGAAGACCAAACAGCTTACACATTGCCTGTCGGAACGATAGATCTGATTGATGTTGTGATACGCCAAACGACTGGCGGCACAACAACTGACACAACAATCCAAAGAGTCAGCATATCAGAATACAACCAGCTGCCAAACAAATCTTCTTCTGGCAAGCCAAGCCAATATATGTTAGACAAGCAATACACTCCAACAATCAATGTTTGGCAAGTTCCAGACAGGACAGATTACAGTCTGGTTTATTGGTCAATAAATCAACTCGAAGATATAACAGCCAGCAACCAAGATGCAGACATCCCTTACAGATGGACAGATTGCCTCTGTGCTGGGCTGGCGAGCAAGTTGGCAATGAAATATGCCCCTGATAAATTTAACTTGTTGAATCAGGTTTATGAAAGAGCATTCGAGTTTGCAGCTGCGACAGACAATGATGGCGTTTCAATGAGAGTCCGGCCGAAAGGATTAAATCTTATCTGATGGCAAGAGTTAAGTATGCAAAAGGCAAACGATCTTTAGCGATCAGTGATCGCTCTGGATTACGTGTGCCTTATACTCAGCTCAAGACAACTTGGGATGGCCTCAGAGTTTCCCCAGAAGACTGGGAGCCAAAGCAGCCGCAGCTGACTCCTGCGAAAAATGTTGTTGATGCAACAGCTCTTTTCAGCCCAAGGCCAGACAACGATCCAGAGAATGTTGAAATATTTATTGGATTTAATTATGATCCATTCGTAGATCCTCGTCAAAGGCCAGGAGTTGGTGTTCATGGAACAGGCTTCATTGGTCGCATATCCAGATTTGATGTAGAAAACACATCCGTAGCTGGAGCTAGTGGAACAGGTTCTGTTGGCACTATTTCACTGCTTATCACTACAGAAATCAGTGTGACAGGATCATCCGGTTCCGGCGAAGTTGCAATAGATGTAGCAGCAGTGCAAACCTTGGCAGTGACGGTTCAAAGTGTTGGCGGGGCAAACAAATACTTTATTGCTGGCGTTCAGCAAGACACGCTGGAATTAATGGAAAGCAGAACATATTATTTCGATCAGTCCGACAGCAGCAATAGCGGACATCCATTGCGATTCAGCACCACGCCAAACGGCACACACGGTGGAGGCAGCGAGTACACAACAGGTGTGACAACTTCTGGGACTCCAGGAAATGCTGGCGCGTATACTCAGATAGTTGTTGCTGACAGCGCACCGACACTTTACTACTACTGCACCCAACACTCTGCTATGGGAGGGCAGGCAAATACACCTGTCTTCGCATCGGTTGTAGTTGAACTAAGCGATATTGTGGCTGGCGCAAGTGGAACAGGTGCTGTCGGAAATGGAGCTCTAGTAGGCTCCCCAACTGCCACTGGCGCAAGTGGAACAGGTGCCGTCGGGAACGAAAGCATAGATATACTTGGCTGGGGTAACGCTGGCTGGGGAGAAGATGGATGGGGCGAATAATATGAGTTACACAACACTAAAGGCCAACATTCAAAATTTTATAGAAGATGACTCTACAGAGTTCGTCGCGTCAATTGACACAATAATAGCGCAAGCTGAAGAAATGGTGTTCCAAAGGCTTCCGAACCTTCCTTGTTTCCGGCAGACATCTTCCGCAGCGAATCTAGTGGCAGGGACAGCTTCATACACAATCCCAACAGCTCGGATGATCCGTCAGGTTTCCATAACAGATACAAATGTTGTCACATATCTTGACCACAGATTAGATTCTTATGTTCGTGATTATTGGCCAAATGCCACGACCCAAGGAACACCCAGAATGTACAGCACAGATAGTGCAGGAACATCTGGAACAGTCATCACATTAGCACCAACACCATCAGCCACCTTGGCCTATAGTGTTGACTTTATAGCACCAGGAGCTGGCCTGAGTTCATCTAACGCTGACACATGGATCGACACCAATGCACCTGCTGTTTTGTTGGCAGCTGCATTGTTTGAAAGTTCTGCTTTCCTTAAAGCACCAGAAACGCTAAACTTATACAAAGGCCAGTTTGATGAGGCTGTGCAGCTCTTTCAGCAAGAGATGGGCAGGAACTATACAGCAGAATACAATGGAGGCATATAATGGCTATCACACAAGCGATGTCCACACTTTTTAAAAAAGATGTTCTGTTGGGTGATCATCACCTAGACAGTGACAATATTTACATTGCGCTATACACCAGCAGCGCGACACTGAGCGCGGCAACAGACGGTTACATAACCAGCAATGAAGTTGCCAACGGCAATGGATACACAACAGGCGGCAATGCGCTGGCGAGTAAGGCGGTCACCGAAAACAGCACAAGCGGTGTTTTTGATGCGGCTGATCCAGAGTGGACAAGCGCAACATTTACTGCTCGTGGTGCTTTGATTTACAACAAAACGCTGGGCGATGCTTCATCAAACGCAAGAGGCGCAATTGCAATCTTGGACTTTGGTGGTGACTTCTCTGTCTCTGGTGGTACTTTTAAAATTGTATTCCCAGCGGCTACTGCAAGCAATGCAATTGTAAGGATCGACTAAAATGGCTTCATCCTATGACAATGACTTACGCCTCAATGAAATGGCGACTGGCGATCAGTCGGGTTCATGGGGAACAGTCACAAACTTAAACTTAGAAATAATTGCGGAGGCGTTCAGCTACGGCACACGCGCTATTGCCAACGACTCCACAGACAACATAACACTTGCAGATGGGGCATCAGACGCTGACCGCAGCATGTATCTAAAGCTGACTGGTGGCGGTCAGGCTTGCACAGTCAGTCTTTTGCCCAACACTGTTTCAAAGGTTTGGCTGATTGAAAATGCAACGTCTGCAACTTTGACATTCACCCAAGGCTCTGGGGCAAATGTTGCGGTGCTTGCTGGTCAGGTCAAAATGATCGCCACAGATGGCGCAGGATCAGGTGCGGTAGTTTACGATTTATTTACAGATGTGAATTTTGCTGGAACAACACATTTTGACAACATTGATGTTGATGGAACGACCAATCTTGATGCGGTGGATATTGATGGCGCAGTTCAGCTAGACGCTACCTTAACGGTAGGTGTTGATGATACTGGTTATGACGTTAAGTTTTTTGGAGATACTGCCAGTGCTTTTATGCAATGGGACGCGAGTGCTGATGATTTAATTCTTGGTGGCGGTGCAGGGTTAATTGTTCCAGAGGGCCAGCTTACAATTGCATCTACGGCAATGACCAGTTCAGCGGCTGACTTAAATCAGCTTGACGGGAAAGTAGCTAAGACGGCTGGCTTAGAAACCATTTGGGTTCCTGCAGCCGCAATGTATCCCAGCACAACTAATCCTTGCTCTGACCTTACTCAAGTCGAGACCACCGCGCTTCGCCCTGATATGAAAGTCTTAGATTTTGCAGCCGATGCAGATGACTTTGCTCAGTTCTC